TGCGAAGATGACAATGGTATTCCTATAGGGCTTGGCGAGCTGTTCAGCAAGACCGTCAACAGGTTGAACGGTCTTTCGGTTCAAGAAACAAAAAACTGTTAAGAGCGATGAGGCGCGGCAAACCGCATCCTGCCGTGACTGAGTTTCGACTCTGCAAAGAGTTCGGGTGGACGTTGTAGCAGCTTGATCGCCAATCTTCTAGGAAATTGCAGGAGTTTCTCGTGATTCTGAGCGAGATGGACCAACAGACAAAAGATGAAATGGACAAGACCAAGCGTCAATCAGGTCTTCCCAAGGGTTTCTCATGAGTGTTCAGTTTAGGATTGAAGTCAGTGGATTCGAAGACTTTGCTCGCAGAATGAGAAGATTGGATGAGGCTACGCAGGAATGTGTCCAGAATGCGTTGAATCAGACAGGTCAGGATGTTGTGCGTCGAGCGAGGCAGTTGGCTCCTGTGAGAACAGGGCGGCTATTGCAGAGCATCTACTCGCAGATCATCTACACGTGGATTGTTAAGGTCGGCTGCTACGTGCCATACGCATTGTTTCAAGAGTTCGGCACAAGATACATTTCGGCACGCTATTTTTTGACGCGGGCCTTGATGGAAAGCCAAATGCAGTTCCTGACTGTTGTCGCAGTTGCTTTGCAACGGGCTGCTGAAGACGCGTCTGCGTCTTAGGTTCTTTGTCTGGAGGAACTCTGGAGGAGCTTTGATATGAGTAGTCTAGGCGAGATTGCTGTTACGATTCGTGCAGTGAATGAGGCTACGCCCGAGTTTGAAGCTGTGAGCACTGACGCTGCACGTATGACTGAAAACCTTGTAGGATCCACTGGCGCTGCAACTGTTGCCTTCAACAATGTTGGGGTAAGCGCGAACATGATGGGTGCAAATGTTCGTGCTGCAGGAGCTAGCTTCACAGAATTGGGAACTCATGCTGAAGCGACGGAAGTGAAGTTGACTACTGTTGCTAGAGCTATCGGCAGCGTTGGGATGATGGGTTCGGGCCTGATAAGCTTAGCGAGTGATTTTGGCATGGTTGACAAAGAAACGGGGAAGTACATGCGCACTATAATGACCGTGATAATGGTCATTGCGGCTTTTGCCCGGATGAAGGCGTATTTGACGCTTGTAACAACTGGTCAGACGGCTGCGGTTGCTGTTGAAGGAGCAACGACAACGGCCAGCACCGGAGCCTTGAGCCTTTCATCGATCGCTCATAAAGTGTATGCCGCAGCCTGCAGCATTGCCACGGCCGCGGAGAATACTTTGAACATCAGTCACGCGACCTTTCTTGCACTTACTGGCATCGGGATTGGCGTGATTATTGCCGCGGCAGCTGCAGTGGCCATGTTTGCGAGTCAGATGAACAGCGCAACGTCAGCAGTGAAAGAATACAATGCGGCTGCGGGTGAAACGCCGACTAAGACACGTGGGATCCAGAGGGCCGGAGAAGACAGCCTGTACCGTCGAGGCGTTGAATAATGCTCTACCTAGACGTCCTCAGAGCCCTTCTTTTTGCTATTCTTTATGGCTTGATGGAGAATCGGGTCTTTTTTGAAGGGGACATGGACTATTCGATTTTGACGCACTTCAAACTCTATCATTTTTGCATGTTTGGCCTCTTCGCGTTGGCCGGGTTTAGCACATGTTTTGCGACATGGGTTTTCAACTTAGTTATGATGCCGCTTGTGCAGGATATTTCTTGGTTTGTTTTTGAAGGCAGATGGCCACGGCGAGATGACTGGGTCAATTGGGGGGGATTTCCGCTCATTCTGGGCCTGCCGCTTGTGTACTGTATCTTAGGCTTGGTTCTGTTGGTTCTGGCGGTGGTTTTCGGGTGAGCGGGGACATCCCGATGGTGACGGTCGGCTTCGGCGCTGTGGGCGTTGCCAGAAAAGACATCGTCGACTTGAAAGTTCATTTGGGCTGCTCCAAAGAGGTGAGCAGCTTCGAATGTCTACTCCAGAACTGGGATAAGAAGTACAGTCAAGGTGGCAGTTCGCCTATTCTTGTTGGAGCTGACGGTTACATCGACATCGGCAGAGGAACGAACATCCCGCAGATTCTTACTTGCCGAGTTGAGAAGATAAAATATGAAAGCACGCAGGAAGAGCATTATCTGCGTGTGAGTGGCCGTTGCTGGGGAGAACGCCTCTTCCGAAGAGTCATCACCAAAAGCTACTCGAACCAGAAGGGCGAAGCAATTGTCAAGGACTTGATGGATTCTTACGCACTGCTTAGCCACACACGAAATTCGACAGAACTTGTGGAAGATACAGATACGACCTTCACGTTGCTCGAGTATGAGAACACGCCGCTCTGGGATATCCTCAAGTACATTGCTGAAAGCAGTGACAAAGCCGGCATAATCGGCTATGATTTTCGCGTAGCGCCAGACGGCAAGTTTGAGTTTTTCCCTAAAAACAGCAAGGTAAGCCCGGTGAGCCTGACAGACACTGTCGAAGAGGTCACGGAATACAGCAAGGACATTCTTCGAATACGCAACAAAATAATGGTTTACGGTCTTGCAGACAAGAGCGTACCGCTTGACAAGGACTCATGGACCGAGAGTCTGACTCCTACTGACGGAAGCTGGAGCGCAGCAGCGGGCACGGTAAGCCTTGACACTTCAACTAAGGTGAGGGGTTCTGCGAGTATCAAAATTTACAACGTTAACAGCTACTATGCGGGCGCACTGTTTACCCTGAATGATCGGAAGGAAGTCAATACTAACGTGTATCCTACCCTGAGCTTCTACTCTGTCCTCGAGAAGGCGATGAACGGTAACGTGGATGTCGGACTCTACGATTCGACCGGGAAAGACGCATGGAAGCACATCACTATTGGCCCTGGCGAATGGCGCAAGACGGACTTGAAAGTTGGCTTGGCTAACGAGCTCGAATGGAATTATGTTCAATCCGGGTTTGACTGGAGTCACGTAAAGAAAATTGTTATCGACTTCTGGTATTCTGGTGTGGGCTCGGGATCGGCTTGGATTGATGTGTTGTACTTCGGTGGGTGCAGGTACGCAGCGGTCCGTGAGGACACGGGCAGCCAATCCGCTTACGGTCTTCGCGAGTTAACTGAGACAGACGAGGAGCTCGTAAGTGACAATGAATGCGATCTGCGCGCTAGGGCCCTTCTGGACTATTTCAAAGCACCCGCCGAATATCTTACGCTGATGTCAACAGTGCTCGATTACGGTTCGACACCGTTGCTGCCTGGAGACAAAATCCATGCACCATTGCCAAACGAGAACGTGGACAGCGACTACAGAATCGAGACTGCCGAGTACCATGTTGATGCCAAAACGCAGACGCTAGAAGTCACTTTGGAATTGGGCAAGATCCCGCCGATGCTGGCAGATTACCTCTATGGCCTCAGAGCAACGACTGTAACTGTGGAGAAGCTTGCACGCACAAAGCTGGGCAAAAGAGGAATCCCCTCAGTAGCTTATGGCGGGGGTCTAGGAAGTCACCATGTTGGTCATGAGGCGGGCAGCGACACAGGAGACCGGTGGCCGACGGACCAGGATGGCGGTTGGGACAAACTCACTGGCTGGGTCGCTCCTGCTTTCATAGGACCCTTTAACGATCTAGCTGCAATCGTCAAGTTTCGCACCAAGAACAAGGCTGGGACAGCGGTTGTGGGCCATCATTTTGAGCCCAGCGATAACGAACAGGGCATCTTAGGCTCTGAACTGAGTCACTGGAAAGAAGCTCATTCGTTGTACGCATTTCTTTATGGGTATTTGCGGGTCAGAGTTGCTGGAGACGCTAACCCGAAGGCCCAGTTGGACGCAAGCATGCTACAGTTCGGGCCCGGTGGCGCATCGGCGCTTGACACGTGGCTGAAGCGTATGGCTCCGGGCGCGTTTGAGGTAAAGAATGACCTTGTGCCAACTGGCGACAACGCTGGCAAAATCGGGTACGGCGGGGTTTCGCCTAAGCGCTGGAATGAGCTGCATGTAGTCGACGCCTACGTGGACCAGTACCATTTCACGGGAAACCTGCTTCCTGATGCGGATAACCTTTACGACCTTGGCGAAAGCATCAGTCCTAAACGTTGGCGAGATCTTCATCTTGCAGGGTCGATCCGAGCGCTTGCTGGCGGCGTTGCTGTGCATTTGCTGCCGAACGTTGACAACACATACAATTTGGGAACTCCTGGCACGAAATGGGGCAACCTGTACGTTGGCGGTTTGGGAGACCTTGGCTGGTTGAGTGTTGCAGGCTTTGTCGTTATCACGAGTGGCAGGGTTCTCCAGAACGTGGCTGCAGATGCTGCCATGATTACAGGCGGGCAGTTTCCGTTGGGTCGTATGCCACGTGGCACGAGCGGTTACGTTCTTGAGGGTGAGGGAAGCGCAGACCCGATGTACGTTGACCCGAACGGGCGTTATAATCCTGCAAGCCACGCTCACTCTGCTGGTGACGTGACTAGTGGTACTTTTGTTGAGGGAAGGATACCGCACGTATTCGCGAGCAACGTCGCGTTTAATGGTGGATTGTCTGCTGACTCGATAAGCTGCAACACATTGAGCATCACGACGAGCGTGAACTGTAAGAACTGGGTTCACGCTGACATTCTTTTCATGAATAATTTTCGCATAACCGAAGCTGAGAACGTGAATCTGGGGCATGGTTTGGTGTTTCTTAACTCGCGAGGCAAAATCACGATGTTTCTTGACAAGGATGGAAACGTCGAGATCTTTGGCAGGTTGAAAGAAAAATCTTCACGGTTCAGAAGATTGTGGCTGAAAATGAACCGAAAATCGTTGAAAGGTGTTGCTTCATGAGTCAATGGGGCGGCGAATCAATCCATAATGCAATTTTAAGCAGTATTGCAAGCGCTCCCACAGGTCACAAGATAGACAAGCTCACTTTCACATGGAACGCGGACGGCACTCTACAGCAATTGCAGGGGTACCAAGGCTCAGAATTGCTTTTCACCTTAACATTCACATGGAACGGAGACGGTACGCTGGCTTCAATAGTGCGAAGTTGAGAAAATGCCTATAACATATGACGCCGCCAATAACATCATAACGGTCACGGGTTACACTGAAGCTAGCCCATGCAGCCTGAATGATTTGTGGAACGCTGACAAAGCCGGAACCTTAAGTCTTCACGCGAGAACCAACCTTTCAGGTGTAGACGCGAACCCTGTCAACCTGACTAGAAACGCTCGACCAACCGACCGTGTGGCATTGGGCGGTGCAAAACAGGACCTTTACGTCGTTGTCACCAACTGGAACGCGATAAGTGCCACAGTCAGACTTTTGGGCATGGACACGAATGATGCGGCGCAGACTGAAGACTTGGCAATCACTGGAAACGGCACGTACTACGCCACTAAATACTTCAAGACATTGACGCAGTCGCAATTGACGGCGTTCGTGGGCACCAGAATAGATTACGAAGTCAAACAGGCTCAATGGGGCGTGGTCTGGAAACAAGGGTTAGAGCAGTTTAGGCTTGAATGTAAGCTTGCAGTTGGCGACGGTTCAACGACGACCTGGGTCATCGTTACAAGGGCCTCACTGGTTATTGCAGTCGCAACAGGCAACCTTGTGAGTATGTACAACGCGGCAACAGTCAGGCTAGGAGAGCTTAAAGACGCAGCTACGTATTCGACGACTAATGGAGTTACAGTTTTTTCAGGCGTAGCTGGGTCGGCTCACACATTCTGGAAGGTCTACGGGGGAACACTTCAACTCTACAGTTCAGCATTCTACAACCTAGGAACAAGTCAATGCTGGTTTATCAGTGGGAACACAAACCGCATATGGAACTGTTACGTTGACGGCTACAAAGCCTTGCTTTCATATTCTGCGAACACAAACATCTACAATGTCTACAGGTGTGGCGGCGAAACCAGCCTAGCTGATTCTGTAAGCACTCCAACAGTCGATACCCTAATGGTGAAAAACACCAGCTACGCGGTGACCTGCCAGGGCGCAAACGCGCTAACGATCAGCAATCTGACTGGTGGATACCAATCTAGCAAGTTCATTCTTGCCTGGATTACAACGGTGGATCATTACCTCATCGACTGCGTGTGGCTCGATAACCCTAATTGGACGATCAACTGGGGCGGTGGCACTAGTACAGGTAGGATATTTCGGCGACACTCCTTCAACATAAAAGTCACGGATAAAGACAACAATTCTGTGAACGGCGCAACGGTGACACTAAAAGACAAGGACGGTAGTGTGGTCTTCACTGCCACTTCGGGCGCAAATGGCAGCATTGCGGCCCAGATTGTGAGCCGCGGGTATTATGATCAGACTCACGGAAATACTATGCAAGACTATGCTCCACATATCCTAATCATTTCAAAGGCTGGGTACCAGACTTACGTGAAAAAGCTCATCATGGCAGACAAAGTCAATTGGGAAATAAAGCTCGCTAAAGTTGCGACCGTGCTGTCTAGTTTAGGTCAGCCCGTACTGAATTTGAAAGCGTCAGATCCTGAAAACACGAACCTGTTGGTACTATGAAGAACTGAATTGCATAAATTGTTGTTTTGTTGGCTCGTATGGAAGGAGCAGAAATCATGAACAGTAGATTTGTTGAAGAAATCAGAAAATTGAACGCCGGCGATCTTGTTCGCGTCGATTGGTGCGATGCTAGTATAGGGAAGAGTCTGACTTCTGGAAAAGATGTTGATGTTCCTGCTCAGAGTTGGGGCATATTCATTGGCGTTTTGGGCGAGAAGAAGAGGCATTTCATAATTGCACAGAATAGTTATCGCTTTTCCAATGGAATGTACGATTTGGATTACACTGCGATCCCTGTGGGCTGGAGCTTCAGTGTTACGCCTCTAGTGAAGAATCATCTTCAACCTGAAGAAGCAAAGGATCTGCTTACCAGTTTCCTGAATGGCGGACGCCAAAACCCTGCTCGTCGAAAGATTCAGCAAAGGGTGAGAAACCACTAATGACAGATTTGATTAAACGTGCCCTGACGAGAAGAATTCGGCATAGGCAACGGAGTGATCGCGTCATACTGATTCAACCAGATGAAAAGCTTGTGCTGCTTGTCAAGTTTGCCATCGGAATGGCTTTGTGTTTGACGGGACTTGAGATAGCTCATCTAGTTTTTTTGAGAGTCTGGAGCAGTGAAGTTTTCGCTGCTATAACTGGTCTTGTGGGAACAGTTACTGGTGTTCTGGTAGGTCATCGAACGTAGCCAATCTCAAGATAAGTGAAATCGCGCTAAGCAGGAGGTGACAAGAATGAAGAGAGTTATTGTTGGAGTTTTTTTGGCAATCGTTGTGTCTTTGTTTGTTTGTCCCGTTTTTGCCCAAGAAACATTACCTGCTGTGCCCATAGAGTGGACACACAGTATCTGGGTTGCGGCAAAAGCGACCCCGATAGCGATATTGACGGCTTTGGCTACATGTCTTGTGGGCTACTTGTCAAAAACTTCCCCAGACAAATTCAGACTGGAAAATTTCCTGTTCACTGCGCTAATTAGCCTAGTTGTCGGATTCGTGACAGTTTATGCTGGGTGGTCTTATGCGTCGGTCGAATTGTGGTTTGCCAATGGTTTTCTCACGTGGTACATATGGAAGATCGCCAAGATCGCAGTCAACAAGCTGAACCTCATCAGGGAGAGAAGTCAAACGTTGACATCCCCTTCCAAATGAGACCTAAGTCAACTTCATG